GGTACTAAATCTGGCATTAATTTAGAAAACGATTTTCTAATTAAATATTTTTCACAATTATTTATAGTAGTATTATAACGTAAATTTTTATCTATGGACAAATAAAATTCAACAAATTGTTTATCTAAAAATGGTGTTCGCGGTTCAAGACCATTTGAAGAAATAGTTCTGTCGCTACGTAAAACATCAAAGTTATAAATATCATTTAATAAACGTTTACATTCAAAATCAAAATCTTGAGAACACAGACATTTTTTAAAATATAAATAACCACCCATTAATTCATCTGCACCATCACCGTTAAATATTACTTTACAATCACTATTTTCTTTAATATATTTTGCAACCAAATAATTACCGACACTTGCTCTAACTGTTGTGGTATCAAATGATTCTATTTTTTCTATAACTTCAGGTATGGCATCAAAAAAATCTTGCTCGGAAACTACAATTTCATGATGATTGCTATTTATATGTTGTGCTACTATTTTAGCATATTTTAAATCTTCTGAACCTTCTAATCCAATACTAAATGTGTTTAATTTAATTTCTTTAGCATTGGTAGTATTATCATTATTAATAAAACTATTTACTATACAAGCAACTAAACTGCTATCTAATCCACCTGAAAGAAGACATGCAATTGGTCTCTGTGTTGTTCCTAGTGTGCGTTTTTTTACACATTCCATAAATTTATTTACAATAAGATGATTAATATCATTCATATTATTATTTATTGAATCTAAATTATTGAAGCAAGGAAATGCTATATATTTAGAATAATCCATAGTAAGTTTATTATCTAAGTCAGATATCATCATATAATGGCCCGGTATAAAATTACAAATGTTATTTTTTCTAGATGGAAAACTATATAAACTTTTTATTTCACTTGCAAAACCAATAGAATTATTTTCTATATAATAATATAACGGACGCACACCATATGGATCTCTTCCAATAAAAAGTAAATTTTTTTGTATATCATATAAAATAAAAGCAAATACACCATCTAATAGTTGAATGGTATATTCCATTCCATATAGTTTATATAAATGCAAAATAATTTCGCAATCAGAATCGGTTTCAAGAGTTATTTTATTATCAATTGCTAATTGTGCAAAGTTATAAATTTCACCATTACATATTAAAACGCAATTGTTAATTTCAAACGGTTGATTAGATTTAGAATTTAATCCATTAATGGCTAATCTATGAAAACCAAAAATTATATTTTTATGATTTTTTAAAACAGAAAATTCAGGACCACGTGGTTTTCCTTTATTGAAATTATTTTCAATAATATTATTGCTTGCTGTATTATTTATTAATGCAAATATCCCGCACATATCTAATATATTTTTTAATATATTTTTAATATATTTTTAATATATATTTTAATATATTTTTTGATAAAAATAAAATATTATATTATTATATTATTTTATTATATAATATGAATTATAATGTTACTTTGCAAAATTTCAAAAAAAATGATAACATAAATCATGAAATATATTCACGTAATTTTCCATCTGAACAATTAAATATGAATTTTTCACCACGTTCAGTATCTACCAAATATAGCACATTACCTATTTTAGACCATAGAAAAGAAACAAATGTACCCTTAAATAATTATCCAATTTATGATAGTAATTCTACATTTTTTCCAGGAACTTCTAAGCCACATTTTTGTGGATTTGCAAAAAATGTAGATTTAGAATCAAGTTTAAGAAGCCAATTTTTCGCATTACAAAAAGGCGACCAAGCAAAATATATACCATCATCTAATAGTAATTTATATGAAAATCCAATAGATTTTGTCAATACTAATCAAGATTTAACTAATCATTTATTATTTCAAACACCTAGTTTTAATGATTTTAATCCAAATTTGTCAAATAATATTGGAAATGAAATATTTTTAAATTCTACAAAAGTTCAACTTAAAAATTTATAATTAGTAAATAATTAAATAATTAAATAAAAAATTAATATATACTTATACTCAATTATATATTAATATGGAAATCAATAAAACAAAAGATGCTGATTTGATGCTGTTAGGAAATAAAGAATTATATAATAAATTAGTAAATAAAAATGAAAAATCAATTATTATGAAAAATGACTTTATAAAATATAAAAAAGAAATAAAAACAAAGATAAATGAATTATTTACTTATTATACTGACCCAAGTAATAATTGCTTATTTATAAATAATAATAATGAAGATTACAAATATTTAAGTGCATTTAATTCATTTGTTAATCATTATATAGAAAATATTAAAACAAATAATTTTAAAAAAGAAATTCAAAATGAATTACGTATATATAATAATAATAATAATAATAAAAATAATAATAATAAGTTACAAGACAGTTCATTTAATAATGACTTTAGTAATGTTAATATAGACATAAATAAAGATTTTTTTAATAAACCACAAAATAAAAATAATACTTTAGATGAGTTTATTGAGAAAAGAAATATTAATATAAAACCAAAAATATTACCCAAAAAAAGATACCAAAAATAAAAAATATATTTATATATTAAAATATTCATATATTTCAATATGGCAAAGCCAACCAATAAAAATAAAAGAAAAAATAAACATCATAATAAAAATAAGACAGCTAAATTTAAAAAATTAAATTGTGCACCAAATAGAGGCAAAGAAATAAATGGAGAATTACAAAAATTGTCTTGTTACAACAATAGTGAATTATTTAATTTTAAAAAAATATGGAATTCTAAAAATCCCAATAATTTAATAAAAACTAATAACCCCAAAAAGATTTGGTTATTTTTTAAAACTAATTTAAGTTCAAAATGTTATAATGAACTATGCTGGATTAAAGAGAATCATATTGGAAATATAAATAAAGACCATATATTAAAAAATGTATTTAGACCATTTTCACCTACTACTTGGAAAGCAAAACCATATGAATGGTTATCAAGTGTGGATATTTTAAAAGTAATGGAACAATATCAACGAACAAATAAAAATTTTGTTTTTATTGGACCAACTCCAATAGATTTTGATAATAAAGATTTATTTGGTACTTGTATATATGAGCAATTATGTAAATTTGATATTAATAAATATTATAATGTGAAACCAAGAAAAGATAAAATAGGTATTATTTTTAATACAGACCCACATGACCAACCAGGAGAACATTGGATAGCATTATTTATAGATTTAAAGAAGCAGTTTGTATTTTATTTTGATAGTAATGGTGAAAAAATAAAAAAACAAGTAGATATATTAAAAAATAGAATAATAGAACAAGGCAATAAAATAAATTTAAATTTAAAATATTACGACAATAAAGGTTTAGTTCATCAAAAAAAAGATGGTCAATGTGGTATGTATACATTATATTTTATTGCTGAACTTTTACAAGAAAATAAAGAACCCGAATTTTTTAAAGATCAAAGAGTTCCTGATGAATTAATGAGAGATTATAGAATAAAATATTATAATAGCGAATAAAAATATAAAACCTTTAAAACTATATAAAATTAATTTATAATATATTAAATTATAGCAAATTAATATATTATGTCAAATAATGTAAGCGAATTATTAAAAAGTGAAAATAAGGAATTTTTATGGAATGTACTATATAAAAATAATGTATTTAATGCTATACCCAACTCTAAAACACCTGAAATAAAAAGTTTATTTGAAGAAACAATAAATAATAGCATTGATTTTATTAACCAAAACAATTTACAAAACAATAATTTACTTGAATTAAATAAAATAATTGTCAAAAATTTGAATTCTAATATTATTGCATATAAAAGTCAAATGCTTTCACCAATAGATAGTAAAGACATTTATAAAAAAACAAAATTTGATGGACTACAAGAAGAATTTAATAGACAAAAAGAATCAATGAATAATACTTTAAATGCCGACAAACCAAATACTATTGATTTTAGTGATAAAAATGATGAACCAATTGAAAATAATGTTATGTTATTAAAATTACAAGAAATGGAAAAAGAAAGAAATATAAATTTAAATACGAATAGCAATAGCAAT